AAGGCGGATGCCAAGCACTGCTTTGTCGTCTACTTCATGGCGCGCGATGCCTACAAGGCTGAATGGGGCGATGATCCGGCATCATGGCCCAAGGACATCAACACTAGCTATTTCGACTGGAATACGCCCGATGGCGTCTACATCGCGGAATACTACAAGGTCGAGGAAGTGCGCGAGAACGTCCGCACCTTCGTCGATCCTGAAGGCCAGACGGTCAAGTATACCGACGATGAACTGGACGACATGGGCGAAAAGATCATCGGTGACGATGTGGAGAGCGACCAATCCGCCATTGACGCGGCTCTGGCCGATCTAGCTGGGAAGGGGGTGATCGAGGTCAAGGCGCGCAAGATCAAGCGCCGCAAGGTCCGCAAGTACATCCTGAACGGCGCGCGTATCCTTGAGGATTGCGGCCACATCGCGGGCAAGAATATTCCGATCATCCCGGTCTACGGCAAGCGCTGGTTCGTTGATAACATCGAGCGCTGCATGGGTATCGTGCGCTTGGCCAAGGATGCGCAGCGCATTTACAACATGATGATTAGCCTACTGGCTGACATCGCGGCGATCTCGCCCACCCGCAAGCCTATCTTTGCCAGCGAGCAGATTGCAGGCTTGCAGCAGGAATGGTCCGAAGCGAACATCAAGAACCTGCCGTTCCTTCGCGTCAACTCCATGATCCAGCCCGATGGCAGCATGGCCCCGGCTGGCCCGGTTGGCTACATCGAGGCTCCCGACATTCCGCAAGCGCTTGCGGCGCTGATTACCCAGTGCGGCGCGGACATGAACGAGATTCTCGGCATGAACCAAGGCGCGGAGCAGGTGGTGTCGAACATCTCAGGCAAGGCTGTCGAGATGATCCAGCAGCGCCTCGACATGCAGTCGTTCATCTACATGAGCAACTTTGCCAAGAGCATGCGCCGCTGCGGCGAGATTTGGCTTTCGATGGCCAAGGAGATTTACGTCGAGGAAGGCCGCGCGATGAAGAGCGTGGGCGAGCGCGGCGACATTTCCAGCGTGGAGCTTGCCAAGCCGGTCCTCGATGAAACAGGCAAGGAAGTCCTCAAGAACGATCTAGGCGCGGCAGACTTGGATGTTGTGTCCGACGTTGGGCCGTCCTTCACCTCGCGCCGTGACGCAATGGTGCGTGCGCTGTCTGGCCTTCTGCCGATGGCGCAAGACCCGCAGGATGCCAAGGTGCTGACTGCGCTGATCCTCATGAACGTCGAGGGCGAAGGCCTGGGCGATGTCAACAACTACTACCGCAAGCAGCTTGTCGGCATGGGCGTGATCGAGCCGAACGAGGAAGAGCGTGCGCAGATGGAAGCGGCTGCTCAGGAGCAGGGCCAGCCCGATCCTAACGCGGTTTACCTTGCAGCAGCGGCTGAAAAGGAACAGGCGCTTGCGGATAAGGCGCAGGCTGACACTGCCAAGTCCATTGCGGATGCGGAAAAGACACGTGCCGAGACTGCCGAGATTATGGCGGCGCTAGGCACGCAACTAGGCGCTTAGGAGGGCGCAAAGCATGGACGAAGAGCAAGAGGTAATCGAACAGACCATTGAAACCGTCGAGGAGCCGCAGCCGGTTGAGGAGGAAGGCCCGCTAGTCGTCCAGATCGGTGACGAAGAGCCAGACGGTGAAGTCTCTGAGGATGAAGTTGCCAAGGCCCCGGCATGGGTGCAGGAACTTCGCAAGCGTGACCGGGAGCGCGAGAAAGAGAAGCGCGAGCTTCAGCGCCGGGTCAAGGAACTTGAGGCCGCAAGCGCACCTGCACCCGATGCTCCCAAGCTTGGCGCAAAGCCTACGCTTGAGGGCTGCGACTATGACGAAAGCGCATTCGAGAGCGCGCTAGAAGCCTGGTATCAGGACAAGGCCAAGGTCGAGGCATCGCAGCGCGAGGCAGAGGAAGCGCAGCGCGCGGCCAACCAAGCATGGGAAGCCAAGGTTGCGAGCTATCAGGAAGCCAAGGCCAAGCTGCCGGTCCCTGATTACGATGACGCCGAAGCCTTCGTTCAAGACACGTTCGACACTACGCAGCAGGGTCTGCTTATCAAGGTGGCCAAGGACGCGCCTACGCTTGTCTACGCATTGGGCAAGAACCCGGCCAAGGCGGCTGCACTGGCAGGCATTAAGGATTACGCCGAATTCGTGGCGGAAGCCGTTCGACTGGAGATGAGCGTGAAAGCAACCCGCAAGCCTGCCGTGGCCCCTGAGCGTTCAGTCAACGTAGCTACTGGCACTGGTGTTGTCAGCACGGATAACACGCTGGAGCGGTTGCGCGAGGAAGCCGCCAAGACCGGCGACTTCTCCAAGGTGATGGCTTACAAGCGGAGCAAGGCGGCTTGAGGCTGCATCCTGACAAGAAACCGTTTCGCGTCCTTCGGAGGTGGAGGGAAGGCGGAGTCACGTTTGTTGAATACGAGGCTGATTTTTGGCACGGACCGATTGGCGAGCCAAATGAGCAAGTCGGGTATGAGACGATTCGCAGCACGGTAAACAGCCAATTTTGGCGCAATTCAGTCTCGCGTTCGGTTTCATTCTGGCCGAAGCTTGCCAAGGAATTGGGGGTAGCAGCATGACAACGCTCTGGCTCGCAATCATGAGCATCACCTGCCTCATCATCGCCAACGACGACAGCTATTGGCGGTAGTTGCACATAGGGCGGTTGTGTGATAGCATCCGCCCTATCAGCCTTCGCGCGGCTATAAATGCGCAGTCCATGGGTAGCCGCCTTTCCCGAATAGGCGAGTTCCGAACCGGGCATAAGCCCTTTTCCGTTCTCGCCATATGTGGAGATTCCCATGGCTAACAATTTTTCGAAAGAAGAACGCGTTGCGTTCGAGCAGATTCTTGAGGGCTTCAACGACGCTCTCGTGATTTCCCGCAATGTCGCCAAGTTCGGCACCGATGGTCAGCTCATGGAGCGCGCCAACGATACGATCTGGCGTCCCATGCCCTACATCCTGAACAGCCAGAACCGCACCATGGGTTCGGCGGTTACTCCGCAGAATGTGACGCAGCTTTCGGTTCCCTCGCGCCTGACCGAAAAGAAGAACGTTTCGTGGGACATGAACGCTCTTGAACTTCGCGATGCGCTTCAGGAAGGCCGTCTTGGCAAGGCCGCTTATCAGCGTCTCGCTTCGGACATCAACACCAAGGTGCGTGACGTTGTGTCGCTTCAGGGCACGCTTGTCGTTCCGATCACTGGCGCTGCCGGTGACTATGACGACATCGCGCTTGCTGAGAGCATGATGAACGAGCAGGGCGTTCCTGAAGGTGATCGTTACCTCGCGCTTACCACGCGCGATTACAACGGCCTTGCGGGCAACCTGGCGGGTCGCCAGAACCTCGTGGCGAACAAGACCATCTCGGCTTACGAGCGTTCGTATGTCGGCATGGTTGCAGGCTTCGAGACCTACAAGATCGACGCAGGCAAGCGCATTCCGGCTGCGGCTGGTGGTGGCTCCATCACCATTGCAACCAACGGTGCGCAGGTTCGCTACGTTCCGGACAACGTGGATGCCAACGGTAACAACGTTGACAACCGCTATCAAACCGTGACCGTTTCCAGCACGACCAACGTGGTTGCTGGCGATACCTTCACCATTGCCGGTATTGAAGCCGTCCACATGATTACCAAGGAAAGCACGGGCCAGCTTCGTACCTTCCGCGTGATCTCGGTTGACACCGGCACGACCATGACGATCTCGCCGCCGATGATCGGTGCCAACTCTTCGCCTACTGCGGCGGAACTGGCATACAAGAACATCAACGTCGCTTCGACCAGCGGCACTGCGGCGATCAACTGGCTGAACGACAACGCGTCTGGTGCGAACCCGTTCTGGTTCAAGGACAGCGTCGAACTGCTTCCGGGCCGTTACGCTGTGCCGGATGGTCAGGGCGTGGATATCATGCGCGGCACGACCGATCAGGGCCTTGAGGTTGTGATGGGCAAGAAGTTCGATAACTCGACCTTCACCAGCCTTTACACTCTCGACGTTCTTTACGGGGTGGTTAACACCAACCCGCAGATGAACGGTGTGATCCTCTTCGGCCAGCCGTAAGAGGTGGGTGGGGCGGCGGTTCTCCTAACGTCGCCCCACTTTTCACTCCCGAAAGCCGTGAGGTGTGTGCTTCATATGTTCAAGAGAATGACAGTTTGGGCAAAGGACTTCGAGGTTAGAAAGCTCGTTGTTGAGCCTATTCCTGTCTTTATGGTGAACGCCAAGAATGCATGGTTCATCATTGTAGCCGCAGCGTTCGCATTCTTTGAGCATGTTTCTGGAGAGCATAGCCTTTCGGACAGTGGCAAAGGTTGGGGTAAAAGTTTCCTTTTTGCCTTTGTTGATGCACGCGCGGCTGCAAAACTTCCTATTTTTGGAAGGGCTGGTTTTAAATTCCGTGCTGCAATGAGCGCATTGCACCGTGACGCTACCTCGGCCAGCCAAGGATTTGTAGTAGCAAGATCGGGAGCAATACTTTGCCTTGTTCGACCGAGACGAAATGTGCGTAAAGTTCTCTCCGCACACCGCGCAAGAGGAGTGCACTTCGGTTCTGGCCGCGAGGGCAAGGCATCGCCTAGAGCAGTATTTTGCGGTTTCAATCCTATGTTTGGGAACGTGAAATGTTGTGCTACAATGCTGGCAAATTACGTTCATGGAGGTTCCTATGCCCTTGGTTAAAGGTTATAGCAAAAAGGCTATAGCGAAAAATATCAAATCCGAAATGAAAAGCAAGCCCCAAAAGCAGGCGGTGGCCATCGCTTTGGACGTTGCCAAAAAAGCAAAGAAGGCTCGCAAGAAGTGAGTGACTTCCCCACCATGGTTTACCGCATCCCCGGCGCGCACCGTGCGTCTGGCGGGCTGACGTTTGACTATCGCGGCATTGATGACGCTGGTGCGCTCAAGGCTGCGCTTGCGGACGGCTGGCACCTCTCGCTTCCTGAAGCGATTGCAGGTGATGCCATCGAAGCCATCGACGACGTATCGCCTGCCACCCGCGAGGAACTGGAGCAGAAAGCCCGCGAGCTTGGTATTGGGTTCAACGCGCGCACAACCGACGCGGTACTTGCGCAGCGCATTGCGGAGCGGGTTTGATGGGCTACACTCGCCGCGACTTCATTGATGGCGCTCTGGAAGAGATCGGCCTTGCCGCGTACAATTACGACGCGACGGCTGAGGAACTCAACAGCGCCATGCGCCGCCTCGATAGCATGATGGCGGAATGGAATGCGCGCGGCATTCGGGTGGGCTACCCGATCCCGTCCGGCCCCGGCACTGGCAACCTGACCGACGAAACGGAGGCACCGGACAGCGCATGGGAGGCCATCGTCACCGGCCTTGCGCTGCGTATTGCGCCTAGCTTCGGCAAGACGGTGATGGCTGACACGCGGACCAACTTCATGCGGGCCTACCAGGCGCTGCTGAACATTCACGCGCAGCCATCCGAAGTGCAGCCGCGCAAGATGCCCCTCGGTGGCGGCAACAAGCCCTACTGGTGGGGCTATCAGGTATTTACCACGGGTCCGGTTGATCGGCTTGTTACCGGCGATGACGGCGTATTGGAGTTCTAAGTATGTCCACGATCAATCAACTCTCGGCGGTCGATAGCCTTAGCGCAGGGGATAGCGTCCCGGTCTACGCGCAGTCCCAAGGCGATGCGCGCAAGTTCTCGCTGACTACGCTAGTAGCGTATCTCTCGACGGCGTTCTCCACTTTGTCCGCTTCGTCCTATATCAAGGTGACTACGGTGACGGTTGCGAATCTGCCCAGCGCGGCCACGGCAGGGGCTGGAGCGCGTGCGACGGTATCGGATGCCAACGCTACCACATTCAACTCTGTGGTGGCCGGTGGCGGCGCTAACACGGTGCCTGTCTTTAGCACGGGTTCGGATTGGAGGATTGGTTAATGGAACGTCCCTTTACCCCCGCTTGGGGTTCAACCACTGTCGTTAGCAATGCGACAAGTGCAACCGCCGCTTTGGTTCTGCCAAAAGACCGCGATTGCGTGGTTCTCACCAACACCAGCGCCACGGCCCGCACGCATGTCATGCTGACCGCTTACGAAAGCGAGGCAACCGTCCCCACTGGTACGGCTCCGACGACTTCAACGGGCTTCCCTATCCTGCCGGGGCAGCAAATCCGCATTTATACCGGCTTCGGTCCTAAGCTCCTTCGCACGATTGCGACAGTAGCGGATGGCAGCATCATTATTACGCCGGGGTCTGGCCTCTAATGGACCTTGGTATGCACCTGCGCTTGGGGACGGTTAACAGGCCACTGCCGTCGATGGCGCTGGACTTCTTGACAGAGCCTGCCTTGAGTAGCACCGTTACGTTTGCTCGAAGCTCAGCGGCCACTAGAGTAGGGCAGGACGGGCTTATTCAAACCGTAGCGGTTGACGCGCCCCGCTTTGACTTTGACCCCGTTTCGCGTTCCCCGCGTGGCCTGCTGATCGAGGAGGCGCGGACGAATCTGCTGGTCAATAGCCCGATCAGCGGCGTGGTACTCCCTACGCAGAGTGTCTCAGTGACAGCGGTTCCGCATACGATTAGCTTCTACGGGACCGGGACCATAACGCTATCGGGCGCGGCTGTTGCATCGGTTGTCGGCACAGGCGCATACCCTAATCGGCGGGTGTTGACGTTCACCCCAATCTTGGGCGTGCTGGTCTGCACCGTTGTCGGCCTGGTGCAGTTTGCCCAGCTTGAGGTTGGCGGGTTTGCGACTAGCTTCATCCCGACTGCCGCATCGCCAGTGGCCCGCAGCGCAGACATTGCCACTATGACCGGGGCAAACTTCTCTAGCTGGTACAACGCCAGCGCGGGGACATTTGTTGCCAGCTATGGGGCTTCGCCAAACCAATTTGCCACGTATATAGCCGCGTCTAACGGCGTTGTTGCGCAGAACTCGGTTCATTTTGACAACGATAGCGGCGGCGCCATGCGTGTCGTTTACTATTCCGGTTCTGTGGCGCAGGCCACTTTGTCGCTCGGCGCTTATGGTGCTGCCGGTACTGTAAACAAGGTTGCTAGTGCGTATGCGGTGAATGACTTTGCGGCCTCGCGTAACGGCGGAACGGTTGTCACCAATACCTCTGGTGCGTTGCCGGTATCGCTGACGCAATTCAATATCGGCGCAGACCCAAGCGGCGCGGCGGTTAACGTAAGCAACTCGCATATCCGCAGCATCGTCTATTACAACAGGCGTTTGCCTAACGCGCAACTTCAGGCTCTCTCTGCATGACGCAAATCCCGATCCTTAGCGGCATCTACTCGGACACTTCACCGGCTCTGCGTACATCGTACCCGGTGAACTTCTTTGCCGTGCCCAAGGATAACGGCGTATCTACCGGCTTCCTGCGGCCCGCAGATGGCCTCACCGCATGGAGCGCTACGTCGGGCGTGTGCCGTGGCTTGATCCTCTGGAATGGCATTCTCTACGCAGTCAACGGCAGCAATCTCTGCTCGATCAACAGCGCGGGCGTGGAGACGGTGATTGGCAATGTTGGCAATGATAGCCTGCCGGTAACGCTCGATTATGGCTTCGACGATCTAGCCATTGCGTCGAACGGCAACCTGTTTCTCTACAATCCCTCGGACGGGCTGCGGCAGAATGTGGACCCTGACCTTGGCACGGTGAACGATGTGCTATGGGTCGATGGGTATTACATGACTACGGACGGCACGTTTCTCGTTGTG